GAGAGTTTGACAAATTTCGAGTATGGCAAGGAACTTTTTAATGATGGAGAACAAGTATGGCTGATACAACTACTACAACCTTTACCCTTGTTAAGCCTGAGGTGGGAGCTTCAGCAGATACTTGGGGTACAAAAATAAATACAAACTTAGATTCAATTGATGACTTACTAGATGGCACAACCGCTATTAAGCCTAATTTAACAGCAGGGCAATTTAAAGTAGGTGGCACAGCAGTTACATCAACTGCGGCAGAAATTAATGTTCTTGATGGCATTCCTGCAACACTTACAGCTACAGAACTTGGTTATGTAGATGGTGTTACAAGTGCAGTACAAACACAACTTGATGCTAAATTAGCAAAAGCAGGTGGCACTATGACAGGCGATTTGCTTTTAGGTGCAAACAAGATTGGTGCTGATGCAGGAGACTATATCAAGTTTACTGCTGATACACAAATGGATTTTTATGTTAACGGTAACAATGAAATGCGTTTAGAAGCAGATGGTGATTTACACGTTGATGGTGACGTAGTAGCGTTTTCATCTACAACAGCTTCATCACTAGCTTTAAAGCACGATGTTAATATTATTGAAAATGCTTTGGATAAACTTAAATCTTTGAAAGGTGTAAGTTTTAAATATAATCATAACAACAGAGAAAGTGCAGGAGTTATTGCTGAAGATGTACAAAAAGTCTTACCTGAAGCAGTTAAATCTATACCACCACAGTTTGGTGCAGAAAAAACAAGTCTAGGTGTAAACTATGGTGCGTTAACATCAATACTAATCGAATCAATTAAGGAGCTTACTGCGAAAGTAGAACAACTGGAGAAGAAATAATGGCTGTAAAATCAGAAGGTGCTAACTTATCTATTAACGGTGACATTGTTGCTGAGTTTGGTGGTTCTGCACCACACTCTATGAGCGAATATTATGGTGGTGGTGATTTAGTACCGGCAGGTGCAAATCCCGGTATTGCAACATCAGGTCAAATTAGTATGAACTCTTTTTATGGTTCTGTTGCCGCAACAGTATTAACTATATCAAGTAACACATCAAATTACAACATTAAAACAGCCGCAGTTGCGGCAGGTGGTGACCAAAATACACCAGTTATATTAACAATTAATAGTGGTGTAACAGTCAGCTCATCATCATCTAGTACACCTGCTATGAAAACAGATACAGGTTGGGGTAGTGGCACTACTATTAACATAATAAACAATGGTGCAATTGTTGGTGCAAATGGTTCAACAGGTAGTAGTGGTTCAAATGCTAGTGGTAATCCAAGCTCGGCAGGTGGAGGACAAGGTGGACAACCCGGTTCTGCGTGGTGTCCGGGAATAGCAGGTGGTGTTCACGATGCGGCAAGAGGGCATAACTTAAACGGACATGCAGGTGGAGCAGGTGCATCAGGCTCAGGTTCAGCAACTTCAGCACAAAACGGAAGCAATGGTGGTAATGGTGGTAATGCATTTGAACACTCGCAAACAGGTGATAATAATTTATCTGTTATATTTGACACAGCAGGTACAAGAACTGGTGGTTCAGGAGGTGCAGGAGGTTCAGCAGGAACTTTAACTATTACTGGAAATGGTGGAGGAGGCGGCGGAGGTGCTTCTTCTAATAAATGCTTCGGTGGAGGCGGCGGTGGGGGCGCAAACGGTGGTAATAATGCAAATGCTCAAAACTGTTCAAATGGTGGAGGAACTTCAAATCAAAACCTAGGCTCAGATGGTGGAACGACTACAGGTGGAGCAGGTGGTGCAATGGTTGCTCAAGGTGGTGGTGCTTATTATCCTTATTATTGCAGTCCAAGACCTGCTAGTAATGGAGGTGCAGGAGGTAATTTAGGTAATGCAGGTTCAGCAGGAGCGGCATACACTAACCATACATATGGTGGTATGCCATATAACCACACTCCGGGTGGTGGTGGAGCGGCAGGTTCAAACGGTACAGCAAACGGTTCAGCAGGTTCTTCAGGTTCGGCAGGTAGTGCATTAGCAGGTAATACAGGAAAAATTTCATAGAGGATTTATTATGGCAGACTTAAAAGCAAAAAGAATATTAGGTGGTACATATACTGCTGATGACACATTAGAACTACAATTTACGTACACAGGTAATGCACATTCTTGTTTACATTATATAGAAATTGTTTCGGGTGTAAATGTAACGCATGGTGGAGGTGCTAGTGCATCAACACCTTTACATTACAAAGCAGTAGATGTAGATGCAGATAGTAATGGAGTTATTGATTACAAGTCATCAACAATGCAAGTGTATCAAACAGAAAAAGGCACATCAGTTATAAAAGCAGTAGCTGACTTAATATTAGCTTCTGAAGTTACAGAATTTAATACTGCATTTACTGCTTGGCAAGATGCTTATGTAACAGAAACAATAGAAGAAGATGGTGAGGTTACACATACAATAGATGAAGGCGCACCTGATGCACCTACATTTCCTGAAGCTACATCATACAAATCAGGTGAAATTACATTAAAGTGGGAAGATGATACTTATGTATGAAAAAAGTAATTGATAAACGTATATGGGCAAGTAAAGAACTAAAACAAAAAAGAAAAGATATTTGTACATCGTGCGAACATGTTTCAAAAAAAGAATTAGTTTGTATGCAATGTGGTTGCTTTATTAAAGCAAAAATTAGTTTAGAATTATTAACGTGTCCTATTGGTAAGTGGTAAACTAAAAAGCATTAAGGAGCTTATAAATGATTGAATCAACTTTTACAACACCACTTGGATTTTACGATTATAAAAAAACAATACACCAATCAGAATATGATTTTATACATAATCTGAAATATACACCAAATATACACAACACTATTAGTGAATCAAAAACTCTTCTTGACCATGATGAATTAAAAAGATTAGCTTTTTTCTTTAAGACATCATTAGCTGATTACATAAGAAAAACAATTAACCCTCCTGATACAGTTAGACATTACATTACTCATTGTTGGGCAAATAAAACTAATGTAGGTGAATCACATCATAGACATACACATCCTAACTCAATAGTTTCAGGAGTTTTTTATTTAAATACTGTTAAAGACAGAGATGCTATATTATTTTATAAAGAAAGAGATTTTGGCATTATGCCTGTATTACCTGACAAAAGCCAAATGACAGCTTTCAACAGTTATTCATATAGAGCAGATGCTATTCCAAAAAGATTAGTATTATTTCCATCTACTTTAGAACACGAGGTAGAAGTTGTTCAAGGTGATTTGGATACAAGAATATCTATTGCTTTTAATACTTTTGTTACTGGTGCTGTCAATTCAGGAATAGGAGATGATAGTCATATGATTATCCCTCCAGTTAATTATGGATAAATACCCAATTATTGTTAACACAATTGAAGAGCATAAAAAACACAAATCTATTTTGTTAAATTACATAAAAGATTTTACAGAAACTTTTGATACTCAAATAAATACAAACGTAGAACGATTAAATTCTGATTGGAAAATACCGATTGAAGAAAAAAGAGAATATCTAGATTATTTTTATAGTGATGTTATTAGACCTGTAATGGTCACTATTGGTCAACAACTAGGTTTAGGAACAGATTACACTTGGTCTATAAAAAATAGTTGGTTTCAACAGTATGGACTGAATAAAGAACATGCATGGCACAATCATCCTGATGGACACTTTACTAATTGCTATTACATAGAGTTACCTGATAATAAATATAAAACAGAAATTCTAGGAATTGATGGTGAAAAAATCCAATTTGAAGCTAATGAAGGTGATGTTGTTACAATTCCTGCTTGGATGAGACACAGGTCACCATGTAATGGTAAAGAAAGAAAAACAGTTATAGCATTTAATTCTAGTTATACCGTAGGGTGAATAGAAGAATAAACAATGCAATAGCATTTGGCATAGTAGCCGCGTTTTGGATTATTATGGTAATTCCTGTATCTGTTTATGCTGTAGACGAAAGCTCTATAACTCAGAATACGACATCTACGGTGACTACAAAGTCAGAAAACGAAACGACAGTAAATTCTCCACCACCAAGTGCTATCAGTCCGAATGTCGGTGGTAACAACTCAGACCTTTGTACAATATCTTCTAGTGGTGCGTTAGGCACTCAAATCTTATCGTTGAGCCTTGGAGCTACGTATACTGAGGCTAACTGCCTCCTACTAAAGAAAGCACGAATGCTGTACTCAGCAGGAATGAAAGTGGCTAGTGTATCTTTACTTTGTCAAGACCCTGCAATATTCCAAGCCATGAAAATGGCAGGAACAAGTTGCCCATACGAGGGATTAATTGGCGATGCCGCCGCAAGAGCTTGGGAAGTACACACAGAAGACATACCAGTAGAAACACGTGAACATGAAAAATCTGCACAGGAGAAAAGAGATGATGCTCTCAAGATTATGGGTGCTGTTGCTTCTGCTATCTTGCTCTTTTAGCGTACACGCTTACAGCTTTGGTTACACACCTAACGTAGCAATAAGTGGGTTAGAATGGACAATGACTCCTACATATTTAGGTTCTAATGGCATTGATGGCATGGATGTGTCAGGAATAACCTATAAATACACACCAATTAAAAACAAAGAAGATGACTACATTGTAACTCTTGAAAACGATAAAGTAGGTGGTGGCTATGTGTTTCAAGATGTACAGGACTGGTCACAGCGTGAAGGAGGAATAGAGGTCAGAAGAACTATAGCTTTGCCTTATACACCTATTGCAATATTTGGTGATGGTAGGCTCAAGCAAGAAGGCACAGGCAGTATAGAAGGTGCAGATGTAAGGTACATATACAGATTTAACCCTTGTTTCGACCCACAAAGTGACCCTAACTGTCCGGGTTACAAAAAACCACCACCACCAAAATTGCCTGACATTCCTGATTACGATGCATTGCAAGATGAGTCAGTAGCTATTGCACAAAAAGAAACAGACAGAGAATTGCTTGAAGATGAACAAGCAGATAAAGATGATGAAGAAGAAGACGAAGAGTCATTAGAACTAAAACTTGCTGATACGACTAATGCCTTGACTATTGCTAATGAAGTATCACAGTCAGCCATATTAAAACAACTTAACAATGTAACTAATTTAACAAACTACTATGTGTATACGATACCTGATAATTACTACCCTGATACTGTAGCTTTACAAGGTGGTACGATAGTGGATAATAGGAAAGCATTAAGGAGCTTATCGCAGGATGCGAGAATGAACGAGATGATAGAGGAGCAATACAAATGAAAAAACTATTAATCGCACTTAGCTTAATCCTTAGTGCAACACCAATCATAGCGGCAGATATTGATGGCACAGTTGAATCAAGATGTACCGTAGCGACTACAGTTGATGGAAAGTACGGTAACCCAAATGCTTATACGCTGACAACTGACCCTGCTAGTAATGGTCAAGTACCTGTTATAAGATTTGATACTACACTAGCCAATGCTTATTACGCACAAGTAACTTATCCTACAAGCTTTAGCTCAAGTCCATCATTGTCAGATAACGTAACGTGGACTGGTGCTGTAACTCTTAAAGCACATGGTGAAAGTGGTATGAGTGGCTACCAAGCGGCATCAACTACAACTGGTGCAATGCGACAGTACGGACTTAGCGTGGCAGGAAGTGTTTGGTTTCAAAGTACGTCAGTAGCAGTATATGGTGGTAATAGGGCATTCCCCGGTGGTGCTTACAAGAGTATTGTTTTAGCTGAATGCGTAGCTCAGTAGCGTTATGTTTGTTACTGTTTAATTACGCAGTACATAGTCATGAACAAACACCAACTTATCCAAAGTGGACAGTTAGTGGAGTTAGTGAAGTAAAGAAAACTCAAATCAGGTTGTGGAACTCACGACCTGATATAGAGTATTATGAGATAGGAGTATTTGATGGGGATTGGCAACCAATCCCTTTTGTTACAGCTTATAAAATAATCCCTGTCGAATACTTACAAGAAGTAAAGATTGATATATACATCAGAAAAAGTAACATAGAAGAAGCTAGATACGTTTGTAGTTTGTCTAAATTAAGGAGTAACAATGAGAGTCAAACATTGTTAGTTACTAGGATATGTTCAAAATTCAAATAAAATGGTTATTGTTGTTTATGTTAAGCACACAAGCTGTAGCAAATAGCAGTACATCGCTTAACTTGCAATTGCCTAGTGGTGGTTCGCCTTTTGGTACAGATAGCATTAAAGCAGGTGATTTAGATTGTAGTAATAGTATCGGTGGTGCAACTGTATTTGATGTTGGATTAACTGGCATTGTTAATAACGCTGTTACACCTATTATTGGTAAAGAAGACCCACTCAACCCACAAGCTAAACAGTTAGGTGTGTACGCAAGAATTGTAATACCGCTTGATGCACCAAGAGAACGCATAAACTGTAACACTTTGTATCAACTGGAGCTTCAAAGACGTAGGCTAGAAGTTGAAAAGTTGCGTCAGGAAATAGAACTGTTAAAATCTATGCAACAAGGAGATGGATTTGACAACTGATTTAGGTGACAAGGTAGCAGAAATAGAAGGTTTAGTTGATAAACGACTAAAGCTAGGAAGTCTAAGGTTTACATACACTCAGCTAGTAGGTGCATTTGCTCTCCTCTCTACGATTGTTGGTTCACTCTATGGAGGGTTCTTAATGTATCAGAAAGTGGAAGGAATCGCAAATTTGGACTTAGGAGCAATACAGTCATCTATGGAGGCTACGTCAGCAGATGTACTTAGAGTAGAAGAAGTAGCTAAAGAAATTAAAGTTGAGCTGAAAGAAGACCTTGCTAGATTACGCACAGCACAATATAATCTTGAGAACAGGATTGATTCTAAGCTTCAGTCTATAGATGTACGCATTACTACAATGGACAATAAGCTTGATAAATTTGACATACAGCTTGATGATACAGAAGAAAAATTAATGAAACGCATACAACAGTCATTAGACAATCCACTTAGTAACTGATAACATAGGAAATATTATGAAAAAAAGAAATAAAAAACCACCAGTAAAGAGGTACTAATGACAGCAAAACAACAAGCACAGCTCGATAGACACGAGAAGCAGATTGCCGACCTTTATAAAGACGTAAGAGAAATTAAAAACATGAACCTCAAATTTATGTCTATGGGTAAAGGATTACTAATAGGCTTTGGTGTCATGGTAGCTTCAGATTTTGGTATAGGCGAAATTATAATGAAGCTTTTATGATAGGTTTTCTTACAAACATAGCACCTATAGCACTTGGTTTTATTGCTAAATTGTTTGCACTTAAAAGTCAAGCGGCACAAGAGCAACAAAAAATGATGATTGAGAACTTACAGGTTCGCAACGATTCCATTAATCAAGCACGTGCTATGGCAGACAAGGAATCTCCTATGGCGGCTTGGAACAGGCGCATAATTATCCTTGTAATTTTAGCACTTGTAATTTTTACTCAAGTAGCACCAGTTATTTTTAATACTGAAATGGTTATACCAACAACTAAAGAAGGATTTAATTTTTTAGGTTTATTTCAAATTACTCCTGATGTTGTAGAGTACGTAACAGTACAGGCAGGTTCGGTAGTAAAGATGGATGAGCTTTTTGGATGGGCAACAATGATAATCGAGTTCTATTTTGGCGCACAATTGGCTAAGGGAAAATAATAAGGAGAAACTATGGCAGTAAAAATAAAGTATGAAGAGATGCCACATATGTCACCAATACCAATGGAGACTAAGAGCAAAGGATTGTTTGGTGGTATTTGGTTATGGATAGCAACGACAAGAAAATGGCAAATCGAAAAGACATGGAAATTTAGTATAACTCATGAAGGCAACACACATCCAACTTACTATCAGATTCCAAAAGGTTTTGTCTTTGATGGTGCTAGTGTTCCAAAATTTGCTAGGTCTTGGTTGTCTCCTATGGGTGTCTTGTTAAGTGGTGGTCTCGTCCACGACTATGTGTATAAATTTGAAGTTCTTAGGTTAGGTGGCAAGAAGGGTGCTACAGAGAAAAAGTCTCAAAAATGGGCAGATGAGCTATTCAGAGATATATGCATTGATGTAAACGGATTTAAAGTAATTAATTACCTAGCATATTACGCATTAAGACTAGGTGGTTTTATGGCTTGGAACGGACACAGAAAAAGAAATATTAAATGGAATGATTAAAAAAGGGAGGCTAGTGCCTCCCCGGTAAGTTAGTGTTTAATTAAATACAACCCCAGTCAGATAATTGTTTTTCAGTAAAATTACCAAACGACTGTAAGTATTTAACGTCAGCTTTGTGTTCAGCTTCAAGAAACTCAGTCATCGCATTAACGCTGTCGATGTGTCTTTGAATTTCAACTTGTCTGTCAGCTTCAGAAAGGTTACAAAACCATTCAGCTTCTGCACCACGTGGACGTGAACCTCTGTCATCCTTAACCACGTCTGAATAAAAATCAAAATCTGCTTGTGTGTTTTTATCGATTTGCATTATTTGTCCTCCGATTTTTTCATACCAATTGCAAAAAAGTTTTTACCTGCATTGTCTAAGGCATCAGTTACTTGAGATAATACAGAATCAAGTTTTCTAATGTCTTCAATTAACATAGCTATTGTCTGATGTTGGTCTTCAATAGTAGCTTGTTGACGTTGCAAGACAGCTTGTACACTTCCTTCAGGAAAACGAAACATATTATCTGTAGCCATTCTGTCATTTCTTTCACCAGTAACAGCTTCAGAACCCCAATTGTTTTTAATATCGAAAGCATCTTCAAGTCTTTCATCCATATCACTAATATCATGTGAATCAATTCTAATTTCTACGCTCATTTTATATCTCCTATGTGTTAAAAGTTGTGGGGAGGTTGCCCTCCCCGGTTAAATTATTTGTCAGCTCTAGCTTGAGTAACTTCAAAAGCTTCAGCACCTAAACAAACCTCGCCTCTGTCGTTAAGCATAAGGTGTTCTAATGAAGCACTTAGCTCAATGTTTTTTTGCTCTGCTGATATGTGAGCTTGACCAAGAGTAATTACACCAAGCATAACAAAGTCTAACAAAATTTTTACTGGAGGAACTTGACCATTGCTTCTCCACACAACAATGCCATCAACAAATTTAGCATCGTTCCATTTTGTCTCAATTGAATCGTCACGAGAATAAACGTGAGTGCCATAATCAATAACGTGAATATCTTTTGCAAGTAAAACATCGCCAGTAAAAGTTAATGGAAACTGTTTCCTGTGGTCAGTCATTCCAAATTTTTCTTTCTTGTAAAAGTCACCTGCAATATAAATTTCGTTTGGTAATGTGTTCATTTTTATCATCCTATTTAGTTAAAAGTTTTGTAATTCATCTCAATTACAAGGTAATTATATCATAGTTAATACAGTCTATTTAATTAAATAGAAAAAAAAAGTGAAAATAATTTATCCAAAAAAAAGGGAGGCTAGTGCCTCCCCGGTAGATTGTATTAAGTTATGCGGCTAGAGCCATCTCCTTGAGGAATGGCAGGACTTTTCTTACCTTAGCCTCACGATTGTATACTGTAGCAACTTTGTTAGCCTCATTCTTAAATTTAGCGTGGCTAGACCAGTCAGT